AAGGCGCACCGAGTAAGAAATCAATATTCGAGTCTAGCACGTGAGGATTATGATCACGATGCATGTAAACATTTACTAGAACAGGTGCAGGAGTTGGCAAGAGGTATTGCGAACGATCCTATTGGAGATAAGATACCTACCGAAATGGAGTACAAAGATCTAGAAGATATTGTATTGGATAATGCCTTAAAAGATCTTAAAGGTACAAGAATGGATGATGCATATTACTACTTCAAAAAATGATATAAATAGAAGTATGATAAATGTCACAGAAAGAGCAAAGGATTATCTATCTAAGGTAGGTGATCCAAACGTATCACTAACTGTAAAAGGTGGTGGTTGTTCTGGTTTCCAATATGAATGGGGAGTGACAGACGCAAAACCCACAGTAGAAAATCTCTGGTTAGATCCGATGGCAGAAATGTTTGTATTCGGATGCACTATAGATTATGTCGAGGAACTTGGTGGATCTTATTTAAAAGTGGTAAATCCAAACGCTACTGCATCTTGTGGATGCGGAGAGTCATTTGCGGTATAAAATTTAATTTAAAAAAAAATTAAAAAAAGTGCATTTTGGGCTTGACATCCGAATCAAACTATGTCATACTGTATTTGTAATAAGAGAGGATTTTACAAATGGCATATATGTCTCAAGTTAAGAAAAAAGAATTATCAGTAGGAATCAAAGAGGTTCTTAAAAAGTATGGTGTGAAAGGTTCTATCGCAGTTCGACACCATTCTAGTTTAGTTGTCAATATCGCGTCTGGTGAGTTAGACTTCATGACTGCTTTTCAGAAGCACAATGACGAATATGCAGAAATGCGAGACGTACCTGCTCATGACGTAGGTGACAATATGCAAGTCAATGTCTACTGGGTTGAAGAGTGGATGAACAAAATTGGTGAAACCAAAATTGCAAACTTCTTTTCAGAGTTGATTGCTGCAATGTCAGGTCAAGATACTGGTTGGTATAACAAGTCAGATATCATGACTGATTACTTCGACATTGCTTGGTATAACGACATCAATGTCGGTAAATGGAACAAGGGGTACGTATGTACCGCTTGACATTTGTTTTAAAATGTGGTAAGCTTATCTTGAGAGGAGATTCGTAATGGACGTAATTGAAATTGTAGAAGACCTAGAACAACTAGATGGTCTTGAAGGTACACAGATGTACTACGCTGCCTTTGAACATATCCAGAAAAAGTGGATAGAACGAAAGGCAAAATTCGAAGAGGAAGTTGACAGACAACTTTCTTGGTTATGTGATTAGAGAGGAATTACATTTATGGCAAAACGTAAAATGACACCAGAACAAAAGGCTGCGGCAGTTGAGAGACTTGCCAAGGCACGTGAGAAAAGGTTGAGAGAAAATCCACCTAAGTATAAAAACATAGATCCTGCCGTACTCGCACGAGGTGAAGACGATCCGTTTTACTTTCGAAAAGTACAAGGTTGGATCAAGACTCAGAAAGAGTTACTATCAACTGCACGTCAAGGACTACGAAGGAAAGAGAAAGGTGCAGAAGCACGTGTTGCAAATCACCAAGCATACATCCGAAACTTAGACACCTACTTACGAAGTGGTCTCTATGTCGATGATTTCTATGGTGAGATGGGAGAACACAAAATCAAATGGAGATGTGTTGCACCTGCATACGATAGTGAAGGGATGGTTAAGAGAACCCATGGAGTTTTCTATAATGATATAGGAACAGTTTACACTGGACAAGAGGAGTTCGCATAATGTGGAAAGTTGTTGCAGAAGTTTTTGGGGATGATGGTTACGTACTTGAAAACCCAGGCCTGACTTACGAAGAAGCACGAGTTAGGCACCAAGAGTTATGGAGTACTGATCGATACGGTATGGTCATAACACAAAAGATGAAACAAGGAGACTAGATGTCAGAAATAGAAGAGCAGTTTTTATCTAAATCAAAATTCTCGAAACTAATAGAAAAGACAGTCATTGAAAAATCTATTGGTTACATGGAAGCCATCCTACTGGTTTGTGATAGACACAAGATCGAACCAGAGGATGTTCGCAAATTTGTCTCACCAATAATTAAAGACAAGTTAGAAGCAGAAGCGATGGAGTTGAATTTGTTACCAAGAGGTAATACAATCGACTCTTCGCTTTTTGTATAAATACACTTTACAATACAATATAAATGTGTTATAATATTTCAGTTAATACTTCAGCAAACATAAGGACAATATAATGTCATTCGAAAATCTAAAACGCAACCGCGACCAAATCTCAAAACTCGTACAAGCAGCAGAAGCTGCAGGTGGGAGTGCTCCTGCAGAAAAGAAAAACTACGGTGATGATCGTATCTGGAAACCAACTGTCGATAAGGCAGGTAATGGTTATGCAGTACTACGTTTTCTTCCTGCAACCGAAGGTGTTGAACTACCTTGGGTTCGTTATTGGGATCATGGGTTCAAAGGCCCAACTGGTCAGTGGTATATCGAAAACTCACTAACATCAATTGGTCAAGCAGATCCAGTCGGTGAGTTGAACTCACGTCTATGGAATTCTGGTATCGAGGCAGACAAAGAAACTGCACGTAGACAGAAACGTAGATTGCATTATGTTGCAAACGTTCTGATTGTTTCAGATCCAGGCAACCCTTCTAACGAAGGTAAAATAATGTTGTACAAGTTTGGTAAAAAGATCTTTGAGAAAATCATGGATGCAATGCAACCAGCTTTCGCAGATGAGAAACCTGTAAACCCATTTGATATGTGGGAAGGCGCAGACTTCAAATTGAAAATCCGAAACGTAGAAGGATATCGTAATTATGATAAGTCAGAATTTACTACAGCATCTGCACTACATGATGGAGACGACTCCAAATTGGAAGGAGTCTATACACAACTACATAACCTCGGTGAGTTTACCGATCCAAAGAACTACAAGTCATACGATGAACTCAAATCAAAGTTGATGCGTGTTCTTGGTGAGGAAGCATCTGTAGGTGCACCTACTATGAAAGAGGAAGTTCAGATGAACGAACCTGCAACATATGAGGTTGTCCCACCTATCACTAAGGAACAGGTTGCTGACACCAGTGAAGATGATGATACAATGTCATACTTTGCTAAGTTAGCAAACGAAGACTAGATACCATCATTTAGTCCTCTATCTTGAGACGCTAGTCTGGTATACACATTAGTAAAACTTGATGTGTTATTACTAGACTGGTTTCTTGCATCTACACCACTAACAGTAGGTGTAGCACCCACACCTTTTGCTTCCATAGGTATTTGTTTATCTGCAGATGTTCCAAATAATCTTCCAATCAAACTATTATTTGTTACTTCATGTTGATCTATCATTCTATCAAGAACAAAATTTAATTTATCCATAACACCAGTATTGTTTTCTATTACACCAATAGTATGCGACTCTATACCTCTTTCTCTTGCACCCATACCTACTGATGCATCGAATGACTTATCACCTAATGTTTTAGATAAATGTTCAAAATTATCTGCAACAAAAGATACCAATCTTGCTTGATCTTGATTCGCAGCAAAACCTGAAGAAACCTCTGTCATCAATCCTCCAAGGTATGTGTCAAGTTCTTTTTGTCTCATACCTTGCGTTGCTCTTACCATCTCTGCCATAAGATCATCATTAGATACGTTTGCGGCATTGTCTCCAATTAAATCTGCTCTCTCTGCATTAGCGGCACTACGCAGACCATCATTTCCAGATTTAATTGCCGCGGCCTCCATTGCTAGTGTTGCTTCATCTCTGAACTTGATTCCTCGTTCAGAAAGAAAATCCATATAAGTAGTTCCTCCTGCCATATTAGATTGGATCATTCTCATATTTGCCCGAATTTCTTTTGCTTTTTTCTCTGCTTCGTTTATACGATTGTTTGCCAAATCATCAAATATTTCATTTGTATTTTCTTTTATATTTTTTACAACTATATCTTCTGCTTCTCTACCTCTGTCATTGAGATAATTAAATAATCCTCTCACAGCACCAAT